ATTTCTTTTCTAGGCGCAAGTTCACTGACATGAATGAGGAGCCATACATCAATTTCTTTTCTAGGCGCAAGTTCACTGACATGAATGAGGAGCCATACATCAATTTCTTTTCTAAGAAGCGTTGGTAAATATGTTTGATTACAAATCAACGTTATTTACTGCTCCATCTTGCGCTGAATGGCGAGGTCGGCAGGGCCATCGAACATCGCATTGAATGAGGCAGGTACAGCGGCAGGCTGCTCATCGCGAGTCACCGTCGTCGCAGGCCCACTGCGCATCTTGTTGCGGTTCTCGCGCATGAACATCTCGCGCGCCTCCTCGTTGTCCTTGTACTTCTTCATCAGCGTGTTGAGCTGCTCCTCCGCGTACTCCTGCTCACCCACATACGTCGGCTCAGGGTCCCACGGCAGCCACTTGCCAATCTCTCCGAGGAAGATGTTGTGGATCTGGTCATTGCGCTGGAGCTTCTTGGAGCGCGCCTCAGCCTCCGCCTTGCTAGCATATACGCCACGGACCTTCAGACCCCGAACACTCGTGCGGAACTCGTTCTTCTCTGAGAACTGCTCCTCCAGCTTCGTCTTGTTCGCATAAACGAAGTCGTCGTACGCCTCCTTCAGCTTGGAGTCCTTCATGTCCTTCTCGTTCTCCTTGATGAACGTCTGGAGGCCGTCCATTACGGTGTCAACGCGAACCCGGCTATTCCGACAGAGGTCGGCACAGCCACTCAGATCCTGCTTGTCAAACTCCACTGCCTGCGCATCCAGCTTGTTGTTGATGCTGCGAATTGTGGTGGCAAGGTAGCCCTCGAGGTTGCGAACCCTCAGCTTGAATTCATACTGCTTCAGGAAGGCGTCGAAGAAGAAAATGTCCTTCTTGGCCAGAACCTTCTCCGGGCTCAGAAAGCTGAGTAGAACAACCTTCTGCCCCGGAATCTCCACGTCCTCATCCAGGAAATCCTCGCGCACGGTAGACATCTAAATAATTCAAGTCACTTTCTATTTAGACCGGTTACGCAGATGCGAGCAAAAAATCTTTTTCAATAATATAGCGTTAAATGGACTTCACTACGGAGATCGTTAACCGTGCCATCAAGTACCTGATCGAGGGTCTGTTCGTCGCCATCGCCGCCATCTTCGTGCCGAAGAAGTCGCTGCCGGTTGAGGAGATCCTGACGCTCGCGGTTGTCGCCGCGGCGGTCTTCGCCATCCTCGACGTTGTCAGCCCGTCCATCGGTGTTACGGCTCGCCAGGGTGCCGGCTTCGGTATCGGCGCGAACCTCGTCGGCTTCCCGATGCGCGCGTAAATAGTTAGATAACTATAAAAAATGATTTTAACACATATAACAATATATGTTAAAACCAAATATAACCTTACTATAGAATGTCAAACGACGATTTAGATGATCTGGGTGACCTCTTCAAGAGTATGCAGGTTGGCAAGAATGTAGCTGGCCGCGGATTCTTTGGTGCGATGAATCGTGCTAAGGCTGAGGAGGTAGGTGTAGCCGCCGCTGTAGCAGCTGGCGAGGCTGCGCTTGCGGCAGGAGCAGACCCGGCCACTGCGGCTGCCGCGGCGGGTGCTGCTGGCGAGATGATTTTTGAGCCGCGTCCTCGCTATGCGACAAAGTCGGCCAAACGGGCGACTGCGAGACGTGTAAAGTTTGACGATGCCCAAGATCTGAAAATTCAGAAGGACCTTAGAAATTTTGAAAAGGCGCTTCAAGATGATGAGCGAAGACGCAGAGCAAGGGCGCGGAGTGGCGTTCCGTATAAGGGTCGTCTTTCAAAGAAATCTGGAAAACAGACACTGCGCAACCGTCTGTATAGTATAGCAAGGGCGGCAATGACAAGGCCGAAGACAACAACCCGTCGTCGTCCTGTAAAGAACATGACAATGAAGTAAAATTGATACGCATTAATTAATAAAACATTGTAGAAATGGCTCGGTTCCTTCGGATTTCCAATACTGTGATTCATGTTCCCAGTCTTGCAAATGTAAGTATGACAACCAATTGTGTTGGTTCGCCCTCCCTCTGTCTTTACTACCACACACAAAAGACGCAGATTCTTTATTGCGGAAAGTATGAGGACTGTGAGAAGCAGATGATGCGTATCAAGGAGGCTATGAAGAAGATTGAGCTTGCGCTTGATGGAATTCCGCTTGTTGAGCCTGAGTCTGAGGTTGTTCCGCCAGCAAAATCTGAAATCGCAACAAAATATTAAATTGACCGAATATACTGCCACGCCAAATCCTGGCAAATCAACTTCCAAATCTTATCTTGGACATACAGTTTGTCCCTATTTTTCAGTAAAGGAAAGCAGGGTAAATACTCGTCCAGCTCTAGCAGCTCGCAGAATTTGTACAAAACGTAGGAATACGAGAGGAAGTTGCTGCGTCCCTTGGGGCAATGTGTCTGGAACGACGGCTGAATCTCCTTGAACATGAATCGCAGCTTCTCTTCGATTTCGCGCGACATCACTGGCGCCGTCTCTCCATTGAGACGGTTCAGAATATGAGGCACATGCTCATAATACTTGTTGTAGTGGAGTTTTCGCAGAATCTCCTTGATTTTACTGGGCTTGAGTGAGCCATAATCCGAAATGCGCTCCTTCTTGAGCTCTTCCACAATCTCGTCATAGACTGTGGAAGGAATCTCCGTGCTCTCTTTTGCCTGGAATTGCGCGAGCCACTCGTTGAAATGGTTGATGCGCTTGTATGCGTAGTAGGAGACCTCACGCGGCGGATCCTTGTAACTCGGCTTGTCTGAATCAATGAGAACGAACTCCTGGTATCCGCACTTTGGGCAGGTGAACAGCGCCTCGTTCTGGCTGAAAATCATTTCCGTCTGGCAATCCTCACACTCTCCATAGGGGTCATTCAGCACCTCTGTTCCACCTCTCGCATGCTCAGGGTCCACCTTCTGGAGATAGGTCTCTAGGATTTTGTCACGGCGAAGACGCTCACCGACAGGCTGGTTTGGCAGAGCTGGTTCACCAGCCGTCTGGAGAGAACTCAGAATGTCGCCAGGTTTCACCTTGTAGGTTGAGCTCTTCAGCACGCCCTCCGCGCCATTGTTAATCTTCTCTTGGACATCATAATACTGGTACAAGAGTTCGCCAGCATTCAAGAAGTAGTCATAGACCTCATTGCCGCCACGCCGTTTCTGAATCTCCTTCTGGAGACTCTTAATTTGCTGTTCAACCACTTCATATTGGATATCATCGGTAACTGTCGAAAGACTGTTTTCAAGAGTGTTGAGATTCTCTTCAAGTTCGCCGACCTGCTTCTCACGGTCAATCATAGCACCAAGCTGTACCTGGTGAACGGTGTCCAGGGTCGTTCTCGCCTCTGGATTACTCCGCTTTGTGGGGCGTATCTTAAAAAACGCATCGCCTGTTGACATTGTATATGAATCTTATAGGTTTTGCGCAGTTTTGTTTAGACCGACCTCTACTTGAAAGTCCAAACGCACTTTTCCGTGAAAAGTTTCCTTTTTCCGCCATTCCGGCACTTTGCTGGAATTTTTTCTTTCTAAGGGTTATAGAATCAAATGACTGGAGGTGGACTTATGCAGCTCGTCGCCTACGGTGCCCAGGACGTTTACCTCACGGGCAATCCCCAGATCACCTTCTTCAAGGTGGTCTACCGCCGCCACACGAACTTCGCGATGGAGTCCATCGAGAACCCGTTCAACGGCTCGCCGGGCTTCGGCAAGCGTGTCACGTGCACGATCCAGCGCAACGGTGACCTGATCCACCGCATCTACCTCCAGGCGACGCTCCCGTCGGTCTCCCTCCAGAGCACGGACGGCTCTGGTGCGCAGTTCCGCTGGCTCAACTGGGTTGGCCACAACCTCGTCAAGAGCGTCGAGCTCGAGATCGGCGGCCAGCGCATCGACAAGCACTATGGCCAGTGGCTCCACATCTGGAACGAGCTCACCCAGGAGCCGGGCAAGCAGGGCGGCTATGCCAAGATGGTTGGCAACGTCCCGCAGCTGACGAACCTCCTCGTCCAGGGCGGCGAGCCGTGCGACAATGACTGCGCCGGCGGCGAGCCGAACTCGGCCCCTGAGGTGCTCAACTGCGCGCCTGAGTACACGCTGTACATCCCGCTCCAGTTCTGGTTCTGCCGCAACCCTGGCCTGGCGCTGCCGCTCATCGCGCTTCAGTACCACGAGGTCCGCATCAACCTGGAGTTCAACGACCTCCGCAACCTGTGCTACGAGATCACCCCGCAGATCACGTCCAACCTCCACACCATCCGCGACCGCGTCAATGCCGCCAACCTGACGGCCGCGTCGCTCTACGTGGACTACATCTACCTCGACACGGACGAGCGCCGCAAGTTCGCCCAGGTCTCCCACGAGTACCTCATCGAGACCCTCCAGTTCACGGGCGGCGAGTCCATCACGTCGAGC